GATGGTATTATCAATATCGAGGTATCAATTCCGTATCTTTAAAATTATTATTAGCTTTAAGTAATTGGGAAGCATGGCGAAAAGGAGCTCATCTCAATCATTTAGAAATAAAAAATATTTATGGGTATGTGGGATCCAACGTACTTCCAGGTTTTAAAAAAGGAAAAACTTTTCATACTGAAGAAAAATATACATTAAAACAATGTCAAGAAAAACATGGACTCACAACAAATAAAGTATGGTTTGATGCTTTTGAAGGACTCGATACACTTACAGAAAATTATATAAGAAATATGAGAGCGAATGGAGAAAAAATAAATAAAAATCCAAGAATAATAATGTCAACCATACATGGTGCAAAAGGAGGGGAAGCAGATAAAGTTTTATTAATGCAGGATATAACCAATGCTGCTTTAGAAACTTTTAGTCATGATCCAGATGAATTACACAGATTATTTTATACCGGAGCAACAAGAGCAAAAAAAGAACTGCATGTATTGGATCCTAAAGATTTTGATAGGGCTTATATATTATGAGTGTATGGGACAAACAAATTGCAGGATCACATTATCAAAAATTTAAAATTCAGCCAAGTAAATTTGTCGTTGAGAATAAATTGCTTTTTCCGGAAGGATGCGCTATAAAATATATATGCCGTCATCCACATAAAGGGAAGAAGCAAGATTTATTAAAAGCTATTCACTTTATTGAGATGATAATTGAAAGGGATTATAAGTGAGAACGATTCAACGACCTTTATTCACTCCAGAAACAGAGTGGGTAATGCCGGAAGAACTTAAAAATTTAACAGGTGCCAAAGAAGTTGCAATAGACTTAGAAACAAATGATCCAAATTTAAAAGAACTTGGATCAGGAAATGTTATTGGCAACGGACATATTGCTGGTGTTTCTTTAGCCATTGAAGGATGGTGTGGTTATTATCCTATTCAACATGAACAAGGTGGCAATATGGATAGGACTTTAGTTATTAATTGGTTAAAAGATTTATTCAATCAAGAATACACAACATTTATTTTTCATAATGCCATGTATGATGTTTGTTGGCTAAAAGCTGCCGGCATAAATATTAAAGGTAAAATTGTAGACACAATGATCGCTGCAAGTTTAATTGATGAAAATAGATTATCTTATCAATTAAATGTTTTAGCAAAACATTATGTAGGATTAGGTAAAGATGAAAAAGTTCTTTATGAGGCGGCAAAAGACTATGGCGTGGATCCTAAAAAAGATTTATGGAGATTACCCGCAATGTTTGTAGGCCAATATGCAGAACGTGATGCGGAGGCAACTTTAAAACTTTGGCAAAGACTTCATAGAGAACTACATGATCAAGAATTAATAGATATATTTAGATTAGAAACACAATTATTTCCCTGTTTGATTGAGATGAGATTTAAAGGTGTAAGAGTTGATCTAGAAAAAGCGCACAAAATTAAAAAAAATCTAATGGAGCGAGAACAAAAAATACTCAATAAAATCAAAGACTTAACAGGTCTTGATGTAGAAATTATGGCAGCACGCTCTATCGCCAAAGCGTTTGACAAATTAGGATTACCTTACGATCGAACTGCAAAATCAAATGAACCAAGTTTTACAAAAAACTTTTTACAAAATCATCCTCATGAACTTGCTCAATCTATTGCAGATGCAAGAGAAATAAATAAAGCTCATACAACTTTTATAGATTCAATAACTAAACACGCACACAAGGGAAGAATTCATGCAGATATAAATCAAATCAGATCCGATCAAGGTGGAACAGTAACTGGAAGATTCTCAATGAGTAATCCAAACTTACAACAGATCCCTGCGAGACATCCCGAATTAGGTCCGTTAATTAGATCTATATTTATTCCAGAAGAAAATTGTAAATGGGGTTCATTTGACTACTCCCAACAGGAACCCAGAATTTTAGTACATTACGCAAAACTGCAAAATTTACCTGGAGTTGACGAAATTGTAAAGGCATACAAGACCGGAGATGCAGATTTCCACCAGGTTGTGGCAGACATGGCGGGGATTGAAAGAAAACAAGCCAAAACAATTAACTTAGGCCTTATGTATGGAATGGGTAAAAATAAATTAATGGCTGAACTAGGATTAATGAAAGAGTCAGCAGAAAAATTAATTAAACAATATCATTCACGAGCGCCTTTTGTAAAACAGTTAATGGATAATGTAACTAGAAAAGCAAATGACAGAGGAAAAATTAGAACTTTATTGGGAAGAGCATGTCATTTTGATTTATGGCAGCCCGTTCAATTTGGAATTTTTAAGCCGCTGCCTCTCGAAGAAGCAAGAAAAAATTATGATGAACCTTTAAAACGCGCATTTACATACAAAGCTTTAAATAAATTAATACAAGGATCAGCCGCAGATATGACTAAAAAAAGTATGGTAGCTCTTTATAAAAATGGTATAATACCTCACATTCAGATTCACGATGAAGTAGATATTTCTGTAGAATCTGATAAAAGAGCTGAACAAATAGTCCAAATTATGGAGGAAGTTGTTGTCTTACAAGTTCCAAATAAAGTAGACTATGAATCAGGTGTTAATTGGGGAGATATAAAATAGGAGGAAACTACTATGGAAAAAGTTATAAATCAGGTTAAACATCTATGGACGGATCATAAAAAAATTGTGATTGGTGCTATAATTGGTGTTGTTGTATTGATCATCGTCATTACATAATAAAAAATCAAGTATAAAAAGGAAAAAATGGCGCAGAAATGTGAAAACTGTAGGTGTGATTGTCACTGTGACACACAAGAACACTCAGATCCTAAAGGAGTGTGTAGTTGTGAAAATTGCCAATGTTCAAAAACACCCAAAGTTTCTGATGGAATGGTAATTGATGACACAAATGAATGTGAATGGTGCGGATAATGGATAAAATACATGAACTACAAAACATTAAAGCTTCAAAAATTACGTCTCCGGGGATTGGTAATATATCAAAGAAGACACAGATATTTTACAATAGGATTATTCATAATTATGTTTTTATTATTGATATTATTAGCGGGGCCTAATTAATGAGAGATCAAGATGAGATCATTAAGGATATTAAGACTATACTGGAAGAGAAGGTGGCGCCGTCGGTTGCTGCTCATAATGGCAGTATTGGTTTTATTGACTTTGCCATGGATACTGGCGTGGCTACTTTAAAATTATCAGGTAGTTGTTCCGGGTGTGCTATGTCGAAGATTACATTGCAACGAGGTGTTGAAGATATGTTAAAACATTATGTGCCTGAAGTTAATGCAATTATAGGAAAGGATGATGAAAAAGCAGAAAGTCAAGGCTATGAACCTTACTTTCCAAAAGATAAAGAACCAGATTGGGAAAAAGTAACAGGACATAACTATGAATAAAACAATAGCTAGTAATGATGAGTATGAATTATGTCAATAGATAAAACAAAGTGTTGTAAAACACACACAGAAGAAAAAGAAGAATCGGGTACGTGTTGCCAACAAGATAAAACAGAACAACAACCCGATACAAATGAAACGAAAGAGGAGAAACATGAATAAATTATTTCTGGTTCTTGCCCTATTATTTGCCTTGAGCGCCTGTACGGCGACGTTAGGTAAAAAATGTACCTATACACAAGAAGGAACTAAAATTTCTTCATGGGTATGGATATATACTGATGGCAAGCCAATTGATTTAGACAAAAACAATTGTAATTAATATGGAAAAGACAATCACTGTAAATCCTAACACTGGATCAGTGATGGTGGAACAACGAGACATTACTGAAGGTGTAGGTGTTTCTTCCGATGGATTTAAAATTAATACTGGAATGGGCTGGGGCATAGATATAGCTATCGTTATCGGTGCTCTTGCTTTAATATATATTGGAAAAAAATACGTGGACCAATGGTTCGCTAGGAAAAACAAATGAAATTCAATGAATCAACAAATGTAGCCATGCCTATTCGTAATTTAATTTCTATTATTGCGGCAGTAGCAGTAGGAGCATGGGCATTTTTTGGTGTCCAAGAAAAACTTAATACACACGCAACTCAATTAGAGATCATGGATAAAGATTTAGTAATGAATACTGAGTTCAGAATAAAATGGCCTCGGGGACTTTTAGGAAGTTTGCCGGCGGACTCAGAACAATTTATGCTGATTGAAGAACTTTATAAGCAAAGCGATAAAGTACAAACACGAGTAGATGGTATGTTACATAATGAAGTTAATATAGCAGCATTAGAAAAAGCTGTGGACAAACTACAAAAGGATGTAGAAAAATTAAAAGATAAACAAAGATCATTTGCTAACGGAAATGACTGAAGTAGTAATAGCTTTAATCATGTATCTAAATGGAATGATGATCGAGCACACACCCAAAGAGACAATGAGTTCGTGCCTTAAGTCAAAACGCATAGCCATGAGGGAAATTAATCCGGAGTCAGTAGTCTTTTCTTGCAAAAAAGTAAAGGCAAAGACCGAAATATATATGGGCGAAAAGAAAATTCTTAAAATACTCGAATGAAATGGATCATAGGAATTTTAATTGGAATTTGTATAGGAATTGTTATAGGATTCAGCATCTACCATTATTTTTTTATGGAGAGATTTAGTTGTTGCGGAGTATATGGATAAATGATGTGGACTGATTTTATAGATATAATGAATTTTATATTCATTGCTAATGATATGTGGATGATGTGGACAGGCTTTATCCTAGGCGTAGCTCTTATTTGGAAGATAAAAAAATAAAATAAATAATAAAAGGAAAAAAAAAATAACATGACTATAAACGGAAAAGTCAAGTGGTTTAATCCTACCAAAGGGTATGGTTTTATTTCACAAGACAATGACGCTAAAGATGTTTTTGTTCATTCTTCGGCAGTAAGAGACGCTGGTTTAAGCGGCTTAACT